AGTGGTGATTCGATTGTAGTTTAAAGAGCCTGGAACAAAAAATTCTTTTAAAAAGTTATAGATTAATTCGTGACCTGCATCGTTAGGGTGAATCGCATCATAATAATAGTTCATCGCTTCTTCTTGGGTCATATTAAGCGACTTTTGATAAGAGAAATAATCGGCGAACACAACACCAAACTCATCACATAGTTTTTTTAATTCGTTATTAAATGCGATAAATGTTGGATGTAACTCATGATTTATATTACGTTGCATGTTCATCGTTCGGCAGAGAATATCTGTATCTTCACCACAAGTTGCGAACAAACCACCTATTATATTTCTGTATGCACTCATTGAATCTGAGAGCGGTACGCTTTTGGATGAATCGTTAATTCCTGCACAAATTACAATCGCATCGGGCTTATTGCTCGCTACATCTTTATAAACACGTTCCCACATGTCTAAAGCTGTATTACCACCAACCCCTTTGTTAATAACAGTAACCAAGTCTCCATATCTTTCTTTTAACATGGTAATTAATCGATCCACATGATTCACGGTCGCATAACTATTTTTCTCTGTCGTGCTATCTCCTAAGAAAACGAGTGTAGCCGGAAGACCAGCATTTAATTTATCAAAGAATTTTTTAAATCCTCTCAACGATTTTAATTGAGTAGTACTTTTGAAAAAATCAATTTGCGCTTTATCTAATCGTTCTTTAAGATTTTTAGAAGGAACTCCAAGAACATCTACCCTAGCTTGTGCAGCTTCAACCGAAGAGTCCCCATTTACAACAAGTGTATCTAATTGTTTTTGTACATTATCCGCTTTATTAACAGCATTAGTGGCTGTATTTGTTGCCACAGTGCTGATAGCTTCGGCTTTAAAGGATTTTTTTAATGCTTCATTCGAATTTTGAATACTTTTGTTTATTTTAGGTAACCCATCTGGTAAATCCTCTTCTAATGTAATTAATGGTACATCTGCCATTTATATCACCACCTGTCTATTTGTATTTCCCTCTAAAATTAAATGTGATTTTTATGTTCAAATTTGCTCCACCTATTCTTGCTATATTTTCACCTGGAAAAAGTTCCAGTTTTTCCAGGTTCCCCACTGTATTAAATAGATGATTTCCACCATTTTTAATAACAGTATAGGTTGCAGCATCAATTAATAATTTCTCGTTGTTTAAATCTCCAAAAGAAAAACTCTCACCGTTTACCGTGAGAGTTAATGCTGTAGCCACCCCTATAATTTCCACAATAGGACGAACTACAATCGATCCTATATTATTGACGGTTAAATTTTGTGATACATTCACATCATATACCGATTGACCTGATCTATATGAAAAAGGAATCTTGGTTGCAAATGGGATACGGGTCCCCCAAGTTATTTTATCTGTACTTTTTACAATAGAATAAGATCGTGGATCATATGCAACTAAAGGTAATACAAACTTCCCATCTTCAGGTAGCCTATCTGGAGTGATTTGTTGTGCTAATTCTACATAATAAAATTTACTTGGGTCATAATCACGTACCATCTTAATCTTCCTTGGATTTCCGTATTGATCAAAGAAAAAATCAGTGAGCATCTCAAACTTACGCTGCATTTCTATATGAAACCTTTCCATAATCATCAATGGATATGAGAAAGGTTTCTCCTTCACTTCAGTTCCGAAAGGAATTACACCTTCCACACCTGGAATACTATAAGTCTTACGATCAAAAATAGGTGTAATAGAATCATCGTATCCTGGTTCACAAATAAACCCAAAGTCTTCAAATCTATATTTATCATCTAATGTAATCATAAAATCACTCCTTGACCACGAGCACTAATTCTATTGTTCTGATTTAGCTGCTTACTCATACCAGGAGCAAGTCTTGCATTTACTTCATCTGCATCTAAATAAACGTGCACTACCACATCACCATTTGTTTGTGGCATGGTATCAGCGATACCTTTACCTATTGCACCAAGTGTTTTCGCATTTAAAGGTAGAACTCCCTCTGGTCCATCTTCACCTGCACCTTGGAAATTCCCACCGTTCATACCGAAAATAGTTGGACGAGTAAAAATACCACCTTTTGCACGCCAGTCAATACCAATACCTGATGGGTATTCAATATCTTTTCCCAAAACATTTTTGTGACTAGTCTGCAGACTGAAGTGTGGCATTTTAGGCATTTCAGGTTTAGGAATTTTTAATTTCAAATTATCAAAGAATGATTTGATTTTACCCACAAATTTCTCTACCTGATCCACAGCATCTTTTATTGGATCAATGATAAATCGTTTTGCTGCCTCAAACTTTTCTTGTGCAGCATTCTTTACAGCATCAAATTTTTCTTTGGCACTGTTATAAAGTTCATTGAATTTATCCTTTGCTGAATTATAAGCTTCAGTGACTGGGTCAATCACATATTTCTTCACCAAATTCCAAGCTGTGAGCGTATAGGATTTTATAGTATCCCAGTTTTCTAATATCCAATTTTTTAAAGCGCCAAACTTTTCTTTTGCTGTGTTATAGGCTTCCTGCACTGGTTGAATAATATACTGCTTACATAAAGACCAAGCAATTTGCGTTGCTAATTTCACTAAATCCCATTGTTGACTTAGCCAGTTAACCAAATCCCCAAATTTTTCTTTGACTAAATTCCACGTATCTTGAACAGGTTGAATAATATATTGTTTCAATAAATCCCATCCAATTTGTGCAGCAGCCTTTGCAATTTCCCATTGTGTACTAAGCCAAGTAACTAACTCGCCAATCTGTTGACTTACCCAATTGTAAGCTTCTTGAATTGGTTGAATAATATATTGAGATATAGCTGCCCACGCAATTTGCGCACCTGCTTGGATTAGTAACCAACCAGCTTCTAAAACGACAGAAACCGCCGAAATAATTGGATCTAAAACCGTAAGTATTGTGTTCCACGTTTCCTGCCAGGCTTGAGTCAGTTGCCCCCACAATTCGGATGCTGTTTGAACAAGAGAAGACCACCATGAAGATGCTGTTTCGACAATTCCAGACCATAAATCACTGAAAAATTGACCTATCGGGTCAAAGAAACTATGCATCATTTCTGTAAATGCAGCCCACGATTCAGAAAAGAATTCAACAGTAGAATTCCATGCATCACTACATGTCTGACCTATATCCTTCCACAATTCACTAAAAACACTCACCTATTGGATCAAAAAATTCATGCATCATCGCTACAAATGAAGACCAAGATTCTGAAAAATACTCAACTGTGGAAGACCATCCATCACTACAAGCCTGAACTATACCAGACCACAATTCACCAAACCAATCTTTAAACTCGGACCACTTTTCAGAAAGCCAGTCGGTTATGGCACCCCAGTTTTTTATGGCCCAAATAACTCCTGCTATTACTGCAGATATCCCAGCAATAATAAGCATAACTGTTCCAATCGTCGTACCTAGTGCTAAACAAGATATAACTACAGCTGCAATAATAGGAGCTAAAAGACCAACTACAGCAGTTAACCCTAGAAAAATAAAAGTAAAATTTTGAATTGGTTCTGGCAATTTAGTAAACCCATCAACTAAGGTTTTAATCCCCTCTACTACCGGAGGTAAAATATCTTTAGCTAGTTCAGCAAGCTTTGCTCCAAGCGGTTCAATGGCTGCTTGCGTTTCCCTTAATGCCTTTTGGAATTGTTGACCCAACGATTCTTCCTGAAGTTTTTTCATTTCATCCATTCGACCATTAACGTCTCCAAGCCCACCATGAACATTATTTAAACCAAGTACAGCAGCAGCCCCCATGTCTTCCCAACGAGTAGCAAACAAGCCCACTCCAATTTGATTCTGTTTTACCTTGTCATCCATACTGCCTAAATCGCCTATTACAGCTTTAAACACATCGGCGGCAGTTGCTTTACCCTCATTAAATGATTTCCAAACTGATTGCGTTTCCTCAGAAAGGTCGGCAAACGCATCAGCTGTACCTTTTGATCCGTCTTGTACTTTCTTTCCGAATTCGGCAACTGTATCATTGATATAATCCAAATTATAAGCGCCGTCACGTGTCCCATTTGCTAAGATTGTAAACATCTCATCAGCAGTAAAACCTGCCTGCTTAAATAACGGTGCATATTCTGAAAGGTTATCAAACAACTCATCCGAATAATTTAGACCTTCTTGAGCACCTGCAGCAAGCAAATCGAAAGTATGTTGCGTAGATAAACCAAACTGTGACATTAATTGACCTGCACCACGAGTTGCTTCGTTTAAGTCCACATCATAAACCTTTGCAAGTGTTAAAACATCTTCTGATGCCATTTTCAACTCATCGTACGGAACGTCCCTCATATTTTGATAGACTTTAATAAGTGCGGTATCTACTTCTTCAAGACTTTCACCAAACCCCTTTTTCCACACGTCTTTCGAAATCTTACCGAGATTTTCCGCTCCTTTTTGAGTCAATCCTAATGATGATTGAATTTTCCGTTGAGATCTATCAAAATCTATGGCTATATCCATAGCCGCCTTACCAAGTTCAATTAGTTTCTCTGACATCCCTTGCAATACTTCTGTAGCTTCCATCATGTTGTTCAAATCTAACTTCTTACCTAGTTGCTCCATACCGTCTGCTGCTTGATCACCACTCCGACCAACACTCTGTAATGAATTCTCAAATTGCTTCATTGTGGTTTTAGCTTGATTTAATTTCGTTTCAAGCTGTTGCACTTCTGTGGAATTCTCACCATATACACGCTTCGCTGCGCTTAATTGTTGCTCTAAATTGTGGACGACTCTATCAGTCATTTCCATTTGCTGACGTAATTGTTTCTGTGCTAATTCCAACTTATCTGCTTCACTAGCATTTTGACCTAATTCAGCATTTTGAAGCTTAAATGAGCTTGTTAAACGTTTTTGTTCCGCTTCAAGTTGTTTAGTGTTAGCTTCGAGTTTTTCCATGTCTCCACGTGCTTCTCTCGCTTCAGTCGCTTGCTCTGACAGACCTTCGTTAACTCTTTTCATTGCATTATTCAAAGAGGTTTCAGCACGTTCTGCATCAAGCAATTTACCATACATTTTATTGAGTTGTTCAGATGTTGTATTAGTATCCTTAGACATTGCTTCAAATTCAGAACGTAACATCGATGTACGTTTCTTGGCTGCTTCCATTTGTATCTCAAGCTTTTTCTTTTCAGCCGCTAATTTATCAGTCATTGTGGCATCTTGACCCATTGCTGCAATATGATTTTTATATTCTTTTGATGCATTATTCATAACCATGTTAATTTGCTTCAATGTCTGAGCATACTGAACTTGACCATCCATCTTAAAATTAAGAACAACATTTCTTTCTTTATTTCCTGGCATTTTTTCACCTCATTCCTCAATAAAATGGAGTCTGATCTAACGTGTAGACTTGTTTTGGTTTCTCTTCAACTAATGCATCTGGATTGTTGTATCTAAGATGCATAATGTATTGTTTTAAAAAATGTGCAGGTGTGATTTTCCAAAAGTCATCCATACTTAAACCAAGCAATGTGTTACCAACATAAAAATAAAAATCCCAGTCTAATTCAGACTGAGATTCCTTGGTAAACACATTATTTACTTTTTTTCATCCTTCTTTAACTTCTCCATATCAGCATGTTGGAAATTTTGACCGTTAAAGATATCAAACACTACTCGGAAAATATCAGGTATATCATAAAGTGGAATTGCATTTTTAATCTCAAGTGGTGTACACTCCGTTCCGCCACTTCGAACCATTGCATAAATCAATGACCGCATTAATTTAGCTTCTTTTTCCCCCAAAGAAAAACTACCTTTTTCCAGCATTTGATTCATTTCTTTTTCAAACTCGTTATACGATTTCCCATAAGATTCTTCCACATAAGGGAATGATTCAAATGTAAAAATAACAGGTAATTCTACACCCTGTACTTTAATTTTATTGATATTAATCTCAACGTTAACTAAATCACTTAAACGTGCCATAT